TGCAAACCTCCGAGATGCAAACCTCCGAGGTGCAAACCTCCAAGGTGCAAACCTCCAAGGTGCATACCTCCAAGATGCAAACCTCCGAGGTGCAGACCTCCGAGATGCAAACCTCCAAGGTGCAAACCTCCAAGGTGCAAACCTCCGAGATGCAAAAGACGCGGATTATGCTATAGCATTAACACGAATATTACCAGAGGGAGATATTATTGGTTATAAAAAATGTGTTGATGATAAAATAGTTAAACTTTTAATACCAAAAGAAGCTAAGCGATCACATGCTTTCGGTCGTAAATGTCGTGCTGAATATGCTGAGGTACTAGAAATAACCAAAGGTAGCCGTAAGTTAAAAACTGCTATCAGTAAAAACGATAATAATTTTATATATAAAGTTGGTGAAACAGTTAAGCCAGATAAGTTCGATGATAATTGGCAAGATGAATGTTCTAACGGTATTCATTTCTTTATCAGTAAAATAGAAGCTGAGAAATACTAATGATAAACGAACTCAAACCTAATGGATATATTGTAGTAGGGACTAATGCTCTAGGTCTCCATTATGGTGGAGCAGCCAGACAAGCATATATGAACTTTGGAGCATTAATAGGTCAATCAAGAGGCTGTATTGGTGGTCAATCCTACGGAATAGTTACCCTAGATGCTGATATGCAAAAAGTTTCAATCGAGGCTATAAAGAAACAACGTCGCGAACTTGAAATTATTGCACGATCTAACCCAGATAAAATATTTTACCTTACTCCTATTGGTACTGGCATTGCAGGATTTACATTCGATGAGATAGAACCTTTATTTGAAAAACTACCAGAGAATATTATCAAAGTTAATTGGAAAGTCTAAAGGATAAAACCATGGGACAAACTATAAAAGGTGCAAGAAAATCAACTAAAAAGATATTAGCTAACAATCCTAACCATTTTAAAGAGATGGGTGCTATTGGTGGCCGCAACTCAAATAATGGTGGAGTTTATAACAACCCTGAACTAGCTGCACAAATTGGTAAAATTGGCGGCAGTAAAAGCCGACGTGGACTTAAATTAGTTAAGGAAACTCGAACACATTTATACTATGTTAGTAAGACTACTGGTGAGAGAACTAAGATAAGAAAGGTAGTGTAAGATGAGTGACTTGCCTAAAAAGATTGCGGCATACCGATTATTTACTGAGGGCGATTGGCGTAATAATTTTAAGCATTTAGACGTTACTAATGTCGAGAGTTCGCTTAAATCTATCCTTAACAAACAAGAATTAGTCAAAACTTATTCACGTCTTGGTGTCCACGACGGTGCAACTTCTTATAGGAGACTTATAAGCCAAGACGAGATGATTTTTAGAATAATGGTCTTAATGGATACACAATTAGAAAGGATACGAGATGAATTGGCTACAAAGACAACTGTTTAAATTACGAACTGGGTCAGATATTGAAGTATTAAACAATGGCGAACCTGTTGATGAGGCAGTAATAAAGTTCAAAGATTTTTACATATCTGTTTTATATGCTGACGATGAAATACATTCACTCTCTTGGTCGGATAGCACTGACTATTTCAATATACCAATCCGAGATATTTTAGTAGCAAAGAAAGGCAAGTTATGAATAACACACCCCAAACCAGTAACCCTACACTAGATAAAGAAAATATTATTGTTCAAATACAGGGATTGCGAAAAGAGTTAAAGGAACTAAGTTTTAATAAAGAGTCTGTATTCGGTCCATATCCACCAGTTCTAAAACGTAGGAAGTATAAGAATATAATATTTTGGGACAATACGTTTAATAAAGAGCCATTATCTCGTAACCTACGAAAATGCTTATCCAGTGCTATTGATATGCGTGTTGAAGAAATAAATGTTCAAATAGGTAAATTACAGGAGCAACTATGACACCTACACTAGATAATGAGTTAGATAAAAAAATAAAGACTATTATTGCTAAACTGCAAAGAGGGTCATTTTATGACTCGTTAGATGACAGTAGGCGAAGACTTAATAAAGCCGAGCAATCTATTCTATCCCTATTAGAGAGCGAGGTTAAGAAAGCAAAAATAGAGCAAGACAAGCTTAGTCGTGGCGATGAGTTCCTGTGGTTTGTTCGTAAACTTAGAGAATATATGAACAATACTACGTCATATAAATATAAGGTTTTTGAGCAAAACGTAATCGCACAGCAAGAATTAAAATACAAACTATATTTTGCCACATTAGACCGTATCGACCAATTAAAAGCAAAGGAGAAATAGGGAATAAAGCAAATAAGGTATAATATTATTAAGCCTTGACGGTGTACATTAAATAAAAGTTGCTCGTTTATGTTCATTGCGAGATCACATAACGTCCGTATAACCACCCACTCGGTTATGGCAACTACCTAATTAGAACATTCACAATTAAGTATGTAATGCTGGTAGTAAGGTTCTCCATAGGTCACCACTCTTGAGTCCTGAGCCTATGGGTTAAGATTAGACCCCCTTGCTATTAGCACCTACATACTTAATTAGCACATTTAAAAGTTATACATGGATAAGGATAGCAATTTAATAAGCGGCACTAAAGAAGCAAATGCTGAAGCCCAATTGCTATCCAAAGCTAGTAGTGGATAGTTCAGCTGGTTAGAATGTGGCATTAGAAAATCTCAAAAGGATTTTTATTGGTGCTTAGGTCGTTGGTTCAAGTCCAACTCTACTACTAGACCTTACCCATGTATAACTAATATCATTTAAAAGTAAGGATTTAATATTAGTAAACAATCAAAGTTAGATAGTTTCAAATTATCATACGAGTACGATTTACAATTAAACCAAATTAAAAAAGATATAAAACTTAGGACGATCAGATGAGTGAGAAATTAACATTCACAGAATACGCTAAAATACAAGAAGAATTAGACGATCACTCCGTACCAGATCTTGACGGTATGAGAATGATTATAGCTAGCATTGAGAGGCAGATAGCTGAAAGAAATGCTAACGACCCTGTATATCAAGCTATAGAAGCCCAGAGATTACAAGATTGGGAAGATTATCTTTATACAGAAGAACACGGTGGATTTATACAAGACTTAAGGGATAAAAGAAACGGAGTGAAATGAAAAGAATATCAATCATTATACTATTTGTAATTGCCATCTCTGGCTGGTCGTTAGTAGCACTGAATACTTCACTAGCTGAAACAAGTAAGCCATTTGATCATAGTAATTGTCAGTATCCATATAGATGGAGTAATCCAGTTGACGGTTGCGATAATTCAGACCCAGCAGTACCAGAGTGCATGAAAGCCTCTATGACACAAGAAACAGAGAAACAGTGTATTGATTCCTTTGTTAAGCAACACGAGCAACCTGCACCATCACAGACTCCACAAGAGCCAGCAGTTGAGCCAATTGTAGCATCTGTTAAAATCTGCAAGTGATATAATCATAGTATACATTGATAGTTTAAATGGAGTAAAAAATGGCTAAGAGACTTAACAAAGATAAATCATTTACTAACCAAACAAAAACCTATAAAGAGGTAGCAGAGATAGTTTTAGAAGGTAAAATAAGACGAAGTAACTGGATCCAAAGATTAATCTTAAAAAGACTATCCAAAAAATAAAAACTAGTATATATTTAAATTATAGTGGTAAAACTAAACAATCAAACACCAGTATTTAAATGTAACAAATTAACCTTCATTCTAGAGGGTAAAGATATAATCATTAAAACGTCTCTCAACCAGACGTTTTTTTTGACCTCAAACTATTATTGGAAACCGGGGTTTACTAGTCACAGGTTAAAACTCATTAGATTAATGATACAAATAGGCGAGATTAGAACTTTAGATGAATTGGCAAGTTACACAAGGCCGGGGCTTATTTGGTCTACGCCTTGTATAAATTATGATATAAGGCAATGTAAGGTTAAAATACTGGTATGAGTGAAATATTAGTAATAGGTTCTAACGGATTTTTGGGCCGACATATTGTTGAAGCCTTAGAAAATGAAGGACATCAAGTTGAACGGTTTGATTTATCAGACGGTAATGACTGTACTAAACGATTTGATGCAAAGTCAGTTGATACTATTATCCACTTAGCAGGTGTAATCGGCATTCAAGATAGTTTCGACAACCCAGAGAAGTTCTTTATAAATAATACCTTATCAACTGCTCTACTTGATCGTGATAAACGGATAATATTAGCCTCAACTGCCGCTATTTATGGTGATTATAACCCATACATGATGAGCAAAAAACTAGCTGAGGAATGTCTGCCCGAAAACTCAGTAGCCTTTCGGATATTCAACCCATTTGGTACAGGCCAAAGTGAAAGCCAATTAATACCAACTTTAATGCGTGGCAATGCTACAATTTATAATAACGGTGAAATGATTCGTAACTTCATACACGTAGATGACGTCGCACAAGCCTTTGTACGAGCAGTTGAAAGCAAAGAGACTGGAACATACGACTTATGCGCTAATGAGGCACTGAGTGTACGAGAAGTGGTTAATTTAATGGGTATTACAGCTGTCAACTATGTTATGAACGAACGAGGCGAATCAGAGGCGGATATTTTAGATGGTGATAACTCACGATTAAAAAAGGCATTCGGCTGGGAACAAAATATTGACGTAAAGGAATCATTAAGGAATTGGCGGACATGGTAGGTTATTGCTATAATATAGGTATGAGCCACGACACTCTTATTAACTTTAACATTCAGCCACTTTGTCGTGGGGTGGCTGAATAATGGAGTTAATAATGGGTCTACCAAAACCAACTAATATAGAAACACTAACAATAAGTCGTATACAACATTTACTATCTAAAATAACAGTATTACAAAATGGTTGTTGGTCTTTTAATGGTGCAAAAAATCAAGATGGATACAATAGATTTAATGTAAATAAGCGTGAAGTATTTGCCCATAGAGCTTTTTATGAGTTGTTTAATGGGGAAATAGAAAAAAATATGTTATTAGACCATACTTGCCATAATAAAGAGCGTGATACTTGTGTTGGCGGTAGAAGTTGTGAACATAGGGCTTGTGTCAATCCTGCTCATTTAAAAGTTGTCACTATAAAAGAAAATCTTCATACTGGTAATAGCCATAGATTTAATCTAATAAAAACACATTGCCCACAAGGTCATGAATATAGCGTCGATAATACACAAATAAAGCGTAGAAAAAATGGTAGCGTTGGTAGAAGTTGTATGCAATGTAAACGTGATTACATGAGAGAATATAGTAAAATAAAACGGAGAATAGCAAAATGCGCATAGGTATAGGGGTTACTGAAAAGGATCGACCAGAAGTTTATGAACGAACTATGGTTGAAATACGAAAATATATGCCCGATGGTGCAAAATTAGTCATTGTCGACGACGGAAGTGCTATACCAGTACCAGATGCCACGTTTAGATTTGAACAAACCGTCGGGATAAATAACGCTAAGAATAAATGCCTTGAATTATTAGATGACTGCGATGAAATCTTCCTTTTTGATTCGGATTGTTTTCCCTTATGCTTTGATTGGTGGAAACCATACATAGAAAGTGAAGAACCGCATTTAAACTACATATTTATAAGATATATAAATGAGAGAGAAGTTGGCGATAGTCACTTATTGTACAAAGATAGTAAGATTGAAGCTTTTACACACCCAAGGGGTTGTATGCTTTACTTGAATCACAAATGCCTTGATATTGTAGGTGGAATGGAGACACGTTATAAGGCTTGGGGCGTGGAGCACTTAGATCTTTCGAACCGCATTTTTAATTCAGGACTGACCTCTTTTAGGTATATGGATGTCCCAAATAGTGATAAATTGATATTCAGCTTAGATGAACAACTCGAAGTTACGTCAACAGTCGACCTTGCAACCCGCAGAAAATACCTTAACGAAGTACGCCCAATAATGGACGCTAGCTATATGTCAAAAAAGTATTGCCCTTATAAACCAGAAGCAAAAAAGCAATTTAAGAATAACATAATCCTAACATCTTACTTTACAGGTATGGACGACACACAAGGCCGAGGCTCATTAGAGACAGACTTTAATATGCTATCAGAATTGATTAAATCAGTTGGTAATCAAAAGCTAGTGATATTACATAACTGTTTTGATGATGTCACGCCGCCTAAAAATGTTGAGTTAATTAAAGTTGAAACATATCTTAACCCATATTTTCAAAGGTGGATTAGTTACTACAAATATTTAAGAGATAACCCATGCGATGCTGTCTGGATAACTGATAGTACTGATGTTGAGATGTTACGCAACCCATTTGAAACTATTGACGATAAACACATTTATACAGGCGATGAACCAGTTAAACTACTCTGTCAGTGGATGATGAACCACCATAAGCCTGCATTCTTAACTAACTTTATACGGCAAGGTCGTAATACAGATTTACTTAATGCCGGAATACTCGGTGGTTCTTATGATAACGTCCTAGAATTTGTCCACCAAATGGTCAGAATATACAGCGATGAGCGAGCAAATGTCGGTCAAACTGATATGGGGTTATTTAATTATGTAGCACGACATGAGATGCCAAAGTTACTAGACTACGGCCGTCACATCTCGACGATTTTCAAAAGCTTTGATAAAACTAATGAGACTTCTTTATGGCGTCACAAATAGATTGTGTAATACCCTATTGCCACAGTAAGACAGATGAGCTTAGATATTGTCTTCGATCACTTAAAAACATTAATTGCCGTCGGATTTTTATATGTGGTGATGAGCCGGACTTTATATCTGATAAAGTCATATATTTACCAAGAACAGAACGAGGCAAAAACAGACAACACGATTGTGAACTAAACCTCAGACTTGCATTGCTAGACGATAGGTTAAGTGATGATTTTGTATATATGAATGATGACTTTTTTATATTTAAAGAGTGTAAAGAGCTACTAAACTATCATGCTGGCGATATTGATACCTTTATAAGTAAACGCCAAACCCCAATGCTCCAACGCCACACAAAGCACGTTATGGCTACTAGGGATTATTTATTACAAAAGGGACTAACCGATTTACTTTCGTATGAACTACACGTACCGATGATAATGAATAAACAAAAAAGGCTAGAATTAAGCAACGAGATATTACCACTACTAAGAAGAGGCAAGGTTGTTTTACCAAGAACTATCTACGGTAACACTTACTACGACGTTAGTATTATAATGAAAGATGTAAAGTTATACGCCCCAACTGATAAGATACCAGACACGACCTTTATAAGTACCCTAGACCAAGCATTCAACGGTAACGTAAAGAGTATAATAGAAAGTAAGTTTAAGGAGAAATCAGAATATGAACGCTAAAGATAAAAAACTAATCACAAAATACATAAGCCTTAATAAGCAACCAATCAAAACAGCCCAATGTAAAAATGGAGTGTGTCACATGAGCAACTTTGTAGAAGCTGGTAAGTTAATTGAGTTTATTAATAGTTTGGAGGTTAAATCATGAGTTCATCAATCCAATTTAAAGATAAAACATTTAAACTAACTGTTGATGGCATAGAGATACCTAACAAATGTATATTAGAACCTCTTGATATTAGAGTAATGGACGGAATTGTTACCGCTCATGTAGATTTTATAATTGATGACTTATTTATAGATGATGTTAATGTCAAGGCTACTATTGAAAGTTTAGATAGTTTAGGGGTTGAGTAATGGTACATGCAGGTGGTAGACCATTGAAGTTCCAGACAGAAAAAGAATTTGTTGAATATATTACTATAAACATAGACAAAATAACAAAAGACTTCTTTAATGATTCAGTAAAATCTTTAAAAATTGACCAGACAATACAATATAGAGCATTTGGAGCTAATAAACCTAGAATTGATATGGTATTAGAGACTACTAGCGGTAAAAGAATAGGTATTGAGTGTAAAAACCCTAAACAGGCATTTCATGAGACATCTAGGTCTATATCACAACTTCTGTCATATGCAATATTAGCAGATGAAGTCAATAAACCGTTTGATGTTTTAGCGTTAATAACATCTGATACCCATAATATAGGGTGTAAAATAGTTGATAAATATAATTTACCAATAAGAATATTCTATGTTGATAGAGAAGTGCATGGAGAATTAAAATCATGATTACGAAACCAGAGAAATATACAAGGAAATTTGTGCTATTAGAGTTATCTAATATGCTTAGTGCAATAAAAGAACAAGATGATTTAATAGTACTTGGTGAACTGTTTAGTGATAGAGATTACTCACCTCAAAGGTTCAGTGAATGGGAAGACAAGTTTAGTGATGATGAAGAGATTTCGGAATCTATAAAAAGAATAAAGTCTATTTTCGAAACGAGACTTAATATTGGTGGTCTAAAAGGTAAATTTAACCCAACTATGACAATATTTAATTTAAAGAATAACTATGGCTGGAAAGATAAGACCGAGCAAGAGATTAGCAACCCTGATGGTTCATTGACTCCTACGGTTAGAATAATTGATGAACGACCAAAAAAACAAGAATGATGTATTAATACCTAGCGAATATGCTAGGTTGTTTGATACTGATTGGCGTGAGGCTGCTATATATGGTGGTCGTTGCTCTCTTAAATCTGGTACTGTTGCTAGAATACTTTTAATCAGAGCATCCAATAAACGTGGCCGTTGTGGTTGCTTTCGTGAATATCAGAACTCCATTACCGATAGTTCGTATTCATTGTTAAAAGATGTTATTGAGGATTGTCACTTACCTAACTTTAGAATAACAAATGATTCTATTATCAATACTAAGACAGGTTATGACTTTATATTTAGAGGTTTACACAATAATATTCAGAGTGTTAAATCTATCGAGGGTATGACAGAGGCTTGGGTAGAAGAGGCTCAGACTATAACAGAATCTAGCCTTGAGATATTAACTCCAACAGTACGCAAAGAGGGATCGCAATTATTCTATACTTATAACCGGCTGACTGAAAAAGACGCTATTCACAAACGATTAGTTATTGATGGACGACCACATACTCTATTACTTAATCTAAACTACGATGTTGCTTTAAAGTATGGTTGGATGTCCAGATCGTTAATTGATGAGATGGAAAGTGACAGAGAAAACCGACCACAGATATTTAAACACAAATGGTTAGGTGAGCCAGCCAGTAAATCTGGTAAGGTATACACTAATTGGGAAAAGATAGAGACAGTTCCAAAAGAAGCCCAATACTTAGGCAATGGGTTAGACTTTGGCTATACTAATGACCCTACATCTATTATTAATATCTATAAGTGGAACAATTCGTATATAGTTGATGAGATATGCTACCAAAGAAAACTAAGTAATAGTTCAATTGCCGAATTGCTACAACTTAATATTGATAAATTAGGTGATGAGTTAACAGTTGGTGATAGTGCTGAGCCAAAAAGTATCCAAGAAATATCAGATCATGGTATATCAATCATTCCTTGCGTTAAAGGTAAAGACAGTATTAATAACGGTATTCAAAGGCTACAGGGTGTTAAGATTTATTACACTGCTAATTCTCACAACATAGAGGAAGAATATTACAACTATGCTTGGAAGTTTGATAGAGAAGACAAAGCCCTTAATGTTCCGATTGATGCCTATAATCATGCAATGGACGCAATAAGATACTTTATAACTTATAAAGAGGGATATAAACCTGTCGAGTATTGGGGTATACGCTAGATAACTTTATTTGATAAACTAATAATAGAACATAATTAGAACGGGGAACTACAAATTGAAACCTTTTAACGCAATAAAAAACATATTTAGAAACCTCACTGTCAACAATTTATATACTGGACGTGATTCATTAGCCACATGGAGTCCTAACCATCTACATGGCAAGCTAACATCTGATTCATACGCCACTATTCACCCAAGTGTTAGAGCAATATCTGATGAATTTATGCAGATTAAACCTTATGCGATTGATAAGACTGGTAAAACTGTCAAATCAATGGCTGTCGATGCACTATATCACCCTAATAAAATAGATAGTTCCGCTTCATTCTTTAAGAAACTAGCCGTCTCTAAACTCACACATCGTAAAACTTATCTACTTGTCTGGCGCAAAAACGGCAGTAAAGCCGTACCATTTGGTGATATCACACCTAATAACATAGCTGGTTATACATTCTTAGAACACCCAAGCGTCTCAACTGTCTTAGGAAAGACTATCTATACATTAGGCTCAAGTTCATTTACCGAAGATGAAGTGATTGTCATTCCTGGTGGCGTAAACCCTGATAACTTATATGGAGGTTATTCATCACGAGAAGCTGCCGAGCGTTGGGCTAAACTAGATGACTACATCGCTGCTTTTCAAGCTGGATTCTTTGAGAATGGTGCAATCCCTGCCGGTACATTCGTTATTACGACCGCTAAAAAAACAGACTATGAAGATACTGTTACTGAAATGCAAAAAGCTCATAGAGGAGCTGGCAAGAACGGTAACGTGGTTTATACACCTCGACCAATTGACAAGAACACAGGCAAAGAAGCCCACGCCCAGATTGAATGGATACCATTCGCACAATCTAATAAAGACATTGACTTTAAAAACTTATTCGAGCAAACTAACAAACGTACTGACATGGCATTTGGTGTCTCACAAGTTGTTAAGGGAGTAGATGACGCTTCAACTTATGCGACGGCTCAAGTATCTGAGGCTGGATTTGCTAAACGTGCAGTCCGTCCAATGGCAATTGAAATTTACACTACAATCACTCATGAGTTAAATCGAATTACTAATGGCCTAGGTTATGCAATTGTATTTGACTATGCTATCCCTGCCGTAGCTGATGCTGTCAAAGTTGAATCAGAGACTAAAGTACTCAACCAATCTATTATTACTAACATGGTTGATCTTAACGGCTACTCGTTAGAGAGTGTAGTTGATGCTTTTGAATTACCTGAAAGTTATAAAAAACTTAAGAAGGTGGAAACTGCCACCATAAAAGAGATTGATGAGGGTGATGTCGATGAAGGTGGTGAAGTAAACGCAAGCCCTGACCCTAAGCAAATTGAGACTTTTGTCAATCAACTTCATGATGGAGGTTGCGGCTGCCAAAACCCAAAAGCAGTAGTTGAGACTGTCGAATATAACGAGATTAAAAAAGCAGCTGCTAGGTTTATGCAAACTCAAGTTGATAAGGCTGTTGATGAAGTCGATGATGAAACAAAAAACGAACAAGGCGATTACGACAATAACGACCTTGAAACCTTTGTTGATGACGCTTTAATACCTATCACAGCCTTACTTATAGCCGATGGCACTATCCAATACGAAGAAGGCATACAACTAATCTTAGATGCCGGCTTAAATGCTGATATGTTAAGCGAATTTAGTTTAACCGATGCTGAAATTAACAACTACAAATCATATCTAACTAATGTAGGTAAGAGTTACGCCTCAGACACTAAAGACGCTATCCGCAAAGTCTTAGATAATGGCAACGCAAATGGTTTGAGCGCAAGCCAACTAAAAAAAGAACTAAAGACTATTCCTAATTTAGAAGAGTGGCGAACAGTTAGAATAGCAAGAACTGAAACTGTTCGAGCTGGTGGTAATGGTTCGCTATTTGCTATGGAGAATATACAAGGTGAGACAGGTTATGCAATAAACAAAATATGGAATACTTACGGTGGTAATCCTTGTGAGTTTTGTCGAGCGATGGACGGAACTGTTGTTTCAGTCAACACCCCATTCGTACCTAAAGACGGCGTTATCCAAGGCGAGGATGGCGGAGTATTGAATAATGACTTTGTTGACATGGATATAGCTCACAGTCACCCGAACTGCCAATGTGGTGCAACATGGGAGATTGTAAAATGACCCCACTTGAGCTTCATTGTAAGTTTTGCAATCGTTATCTAGGTATGGCTAATGATACTTTAATAGCAGTCATCAAATGTTCAAACAGTAAGTGCAAAAAAGATAATCAAATCAAAGTTGTTAATTCAAAATCAACTGACGAGCAATTGCGATATAAATTTAAGGAGATAGTAAATGAAAGCAATTAACACAAGATATGGTGCAAGTGTTGAGCTAACGACTAATAGTGATGACATAACCGCAGATACAGCTACTTTATATGTAGGTTTAGCTGGCGAATTACTAAAAATAACTAAAACTGTTAGCTTTGTTGCTGGTGTTGCTGATTTATCATTGTTGCCAGCCGAGACTGAAATACCGTTAGGCTCTTATAAATATCAAATAGACGTATCATTTACAGATGGACGGCTCAAAAAGTTTCCTGAGCCACTTAAATGTAACAGTGATTTACCAGATTTTATAATATCAGAATCATTAGGCGATACAGAAGTAGTTAGTTAATGTACGAAATCAACCTTATAACTAAAGATAATAATATATCTATTGTTGATAATAGGGTTGATTTAATATTAAACGAAGTATCATCAACCATTACAATAAATGGTGAGACTTTAAATAATATATCAGTTAGCGAAGTAACTAATACTATAAACTTTAACCAGACTGGCATTAAGCGAATCAGATGTTGGTTTAAGATATGGTATAGGAACGTTGATAGACGTGTTTGTTGATAATGTCTCACGTTCTTTGCAAACAGCTACAGGCTCAAGGTATAGATTAGTTAATTATCGTGGTGGTCGTGCATCTAGCGGTGAAGTATTAACACTAGGTGATGATTGGCAAGTATCGCTTGTTGATTCCACTCCTGACGCTAGGTCTAAATGGAACTCAGGAACTTCGACAGATAGCTGGATAAGAGACATTAAGACTTTCAAATACACAGTTGAAGATTTAAACAAAAACCCACTTGAAAACGCCAGAGTTATTATTAAAAATAGTGTTGGCACAGAGTTATTTAATGACTTGACTGATGCTAGTGGAGTGGTTGAAACAGAAGCCTACTATAGAGAAACAACTTATGATACGGCTGGAGTGCAAACAATTACTAGATATGACCCATTTGTTATTACTATTACTAAGGCTGGTTATGAAAGTTATTACCTAGCAAAAGACATTACAGCTAGAGTTGACGAAGTAATACCTTTGAAGCAATTAAAATCAGAGCTTAATATGAGTAATTATTTGTGATAGACACAATAGCACTTTAATTGATAAACTGAATATAGAACATAAATAGAACAAAGTTCATAAGAACGTTATATGAATGTTTGTAAACTTTAAGAAAAGGAAAAGCATGAATAAATTCTGGCAATTGACAAATTCGGTTGATAGTTCTGATTCAACGCTTATACTTGATGGCCCTATTTCTTCTGAGTCATGGTGGGGAGATGAGGTTACGCCTCAACTATTCCGTGATGAACTTAAGAAAATATCAAGCAAAAACCTAATAGTATCTATTAATAGTACTGGTGGTGATGTTTGGGCGGGTATTTCAATCTATAACGCTTTGAGAGAACTAGATGCGAATGTCACAGTTAGAGTTGACGGGCTTGCAGCATCAATAGCGTCAGTTATTGCAATGGCAGGAGACAAGATTATTATGTCTCCAGGAAGTACTATGATGGTTCATCGTGCCTCAATGCTAGCAATAGGCAACGCTAAAGACCTTGAGAAAGCCATCGAGATGCTTGATACAGTAGAGGAAGGTATTATTGGAATCTACTCAGAGCGTACAGGCCAGACAAAGGAAGCTGTAAAACAAATGCTAGAAGCTGAAACGTGGATGTCACCAGAGAAAGCGGTTGAACTTGGTTTTGCTGATGAAGCAACCAAGATCAAAGAAGCCGACTCTGCACCAGCCAACATTTTCAGTGGAAACTTTGCATTTAGCATGTCAGCTACAAAAGAATCTATGAAAAGCTATCTATCAAAGGTTGCCAACTCGGAAGAGGAAGCTATCGTTATAGAGCCTAAAGTAGAAGAAGTTCCTGAAGTACCAGAGGTTAACCCCGAAGTTATTGAGGAAACTGTCGAAGAAATTAAACCTAATGAGGTCGATAAGACCGAGGAAACAAAAGAAATGGACAAAGAATTAGCAATGGCTACTATTATAGAGCCAAAAGACCAAGCTATCGTTACACCAAAAGCAACTGTTGACTACCTAAAGACTGATATGTCGATGGAAGATTTTGCAGAAGTACTACGTGCTAATGCTGGCAAAACTACCAAAGATGTAAAAGATTCATGGAAAGACATGCTTGTAAAGAACGGTCTTACTGACCCTACTTACTTTGCATTGCCTGAGCCACTTATTACTCAAATCGAAGATGCTGTTAAAACTAGCGGTATTTACAATCTCTTAAACCACACAGGTCTTGATGTATTCAAGGTTGTCTGGGATGACACAGATTCTAATACTGATACTAGCCGAGCAGGTGGACACGTTAAAGCTGATACTAAAGACGAGCAAGTTCTTGACTTTGATGACCGAACTATCCGCGCTCAATACATTTACAAATATCTTGTACTTGATAAAGAGACTATTCGTGAAAACCGTTCAACTGGTGCATTAGTACGATTCGTATTGAATGAATTACCTATCCGTATTATTCGTGAAATCGAACGAGCAGTTGTTATTGGTGATGGCCGTATTGTTGGTAACAAACGACACATTACTAAGTTCACACCTATTAAAGATGACGTTGTTGCTGTTAATGATTTTGGTGCTACTTATACACCTGCACTTTCTGAAAGCAAATACGAGTCTCTTATCAAGGCTATGGACTTGCTAGAAGCTGAAGGCCCTATATACCTAGTCGCTAAAAAAGGCTATTTAACAGACTTAATGCTTGAAGTTGGTGTCAACGGTGGCTACATTTTTGCCCCTGGAACTGATGTCGCTAGAGCTATGGGATTTGCTGGCAAATTTGAGCCAACATGGTTTAACGACGCTACAGACCCAGACTTTGATGCTTACCTAGTTGTATTTAGTGGTTACAAAACAGTTGGCGACAACTCAATTGAATCATTTACTAACTTTAAGCTTGAAACAAACGAAAATGAATACCTACAAGAAATTTACAAGGGTGGCGCATTGTCAATCCGTAAAGCCGCAGTTGGTATCGTTACAACAGACGTAGTAAGCTAATTTAAGGAGGGTACGAGATGACACAAGAACAAGTTGCAAAGTTACTTAATCGTACTCTCACCTCCTCGGAGGTAACCAACTTTGATATGTACCTTAACATCGCAATCGAACGCCTAGAGCAACTAGTTTGCTTTAGCCTATGCGATAACGGTGGCAGTCGTACCTATGACACCCGACATAATTATCGTAGTTTATATGTTGACCCATTCACAGCAATCACCAGCGTAACAGTTGATGATGTAGTGACTACGGAATACACACTTAAACAGAATAATAATTATAACGGTTCATGGTACAACATCATTGAGTTTGACGACAAAATGCACGGCGATAAAGTAGTTGTTGATGCTGTATGGGGCTTTGACTGCATACCTTACGATATACAAATGCTAATTGCTAAGTTATTTGGTTACATCTTAATTGAACAGACGGCTGACAACCAAGTTAAATCTAAAAAGATTGAAGACTTTTCTGTAACGTATAAAGATAGCACGACATATGACGAGTTTATTAACGCTAACCAAGCGACGATTAATAAATACAGTCAATGTAATGTAGGTAGAATAGATAGCGGGCGGGTTCACCATGTTCGAACTATTTACTAACGCACCTTATACGTTTTTACAGCTAGGAACTAACTTTGATGGTAATTATATTGTCAAAGAGTTCTCGGCCGAGGGAATAGTTAAACTTCGTGATGGTATGGTTCAGGCTGATAATATGGAAGCATATAACTCAACCTCAACTATCCATGTAAAGCCGTCTGAGCCGTTTCTAGCCGTTGTTCAGGGTAATATGGTTGGTCATGGTATTCGTGCAATTGATAACACTGGCGAGCCTGTAGAGTACAGGATTGACGGTCAAGTTGAGGGCATGGATTTCGATACTGGAAAACTAGAGTTTTACAAAGTAACACTTAAAAAAGAAAGTATTGTCTCATGGCCGTCAGATTTACCTCTCGAATAAAGCAGTGGACAACTGAAACAGAACAAAAGATTGATATTGCGGTGCTAGAACTTGCCACAGATATTGACCGAGTAGCTAAGATAAACGCCCCAAAAGCCAGTCGTGCATTAGTAAATAGTGCAGTGATTGAAAAAAAAGGCAGTGGACACTACTCTGTGAGATTTGGCGGTGGTAATGTACCATATGCACTACGCAGGCACTTTGAAAATAAGAAAAACCCTAGCACGTTGAAATACCTTGAAAGAGCAGGCAACGATAATGCTAGGAACATAAAACGATACCTCAAAGGATTATAATGATTACAGAACACTTACTTCAATACTTACTAGAACATGGATTTGGCACTGCATTAGATGTCGATTTATTTTCAGAGGTCTTGCCAGTTGGTAAAACTGGTATCGCTATATATTCAAGAGGTGGTGACTCACAAACACAAAACAGGCTATCAAGTTATAGGTTTGATATTTACTCTCGTGCTACTTCTAACTCAGTTGGTAAGGACACACTAGAAAAGATTAAACTTCATTTTCAAGATAACTATGACAATATTTGTGCATTGCCAATCGTACCAAACATAAGCAATAGACAATACAAAAATTGCCGCTTAACCACAATGGATAACATAGAGAATCTAGGAATAGATGAAAATGATCGTGTTGTCTTTAGGTTAGGTGCAACAATGTATTACGATAAAGAATAAGGAGAAATAAAATGGCAACAATGAGCGGACGAGCCGATGTCTCGATGAACAATACCACTATACCAGCTTCGCTGTTAAGTGTTATTAACATTGAACTAACAGACGGCACAATTGAGCGTTCAACACTTGGCGGAAAGTTTACAGAGCCTAGCGGTCTTTTAGACACAGCTATGGCAAAGTTTACTATTTTCCTACCAAGTATTGATTACCTAAAAAACATCTTCCCCGGACGATACAATGCACCAACAGCACCACAACTTACAGGTAATATAGTGTACAACGCTGACACATGCCAAGCTACCGATGCTGGCCCTGTAAATATTCACTTTGTGTGTGATGACAATGATAATGACGATATATACTTTTACGATGCACAAGCATTGTTCAGTTTCACAAGTGAGATTAACCCAACTGATCCACTTAGTGTTGAAGTCACGTTGTACCCACAACCAGATGTTGATGGCAATGTATGGAGGTTAGGCAGTGGAAATTTGACACAAGAATCAATTTATGACAGCGTTACTGAGACAACCGTACCAGTAACTAGCTAATTCAAACAGCTTAGAATTATAACCTCATTCGTGGGGTTATTTTTTATAGTCATTTGCTATAATATAATTAGAACATAAATAGAACTAGGAGTACTATGAGCGACATAATAAAAATCAACCTTACCAAAGAAAAAACACGCAAAAAAGTATTAATCGGTGATGTCGTTTGTTTAGTTAGAAAAATGGGTAACGGTGAGACTTTAGACTATAATCAATATCTAAATGAACTTGAGGAATTATCCAACCTAGAAAAAAAGCAAATATTAAATAGCGAGCAACTAAAAAAGCTATCATTTCTATCTACTGAGTTACTGAAAATTAGAAGCCGTCGAGTGATTAGCGACGGCACACCAGAATCTGATGAGTATGTTAAGTCACTAACTGATACTGAGATGAACTTAATAGTTGATAAAGCCTACAATGAGCAAGTCAGTTAATTTAGAAGATTTAATGTCGCCAGAGGACTTGAAAAAAGTTTCTGATTTTAGAGCTACCAAAGAAGAAATATCAAATATTATAACGAAACAATGGGCGCAATTATCTGAATTTGGAGTTCATTTTGGCTGGGATGCTATTATGTCAGTCTTAAACGATGACATTACAATAGATCAAATGAATATGCTAATATTAGGCGCTCGTAAAGTCCACAGTACTAAAGTATACGATAATGCTAAAGCTCAGTTAGCGGTAGTTTCTGGTAGGTTTTATGATCAAATGAAACCGTATATTGATGATATGAATGGAGTAAAATAATGGAGAATGTTGGATCAATTGAATATGACGCTAAAATTAATTCTAGTCAACTGAGTAAAGACTCCGCAGAAGTAGACGCTATAGCTAAAAGAACTGGCGATTCACTCGATAAAGGTATAACAGGCGGTACAGATAAGGCTAATGCTGCATTTGCTAACTTTAAACAAGTAGCAACAGTCGCTCTTGTTGCTGCTGGAGCTGCTGTCGTAGCTTTTGGTGTTTCATCTGTTCAAGCTTATGAAGAAGCACAAGCTGCTCAATCACAAACTGAGGCAGTGTTAAAATCTACAGCTGGTGCTGCTGGTGTAACTGCAAGACAAGTAACCGATTTAGCAACAGCATTTGAGAGTGTAACCCCTTATGCTGATGAGGTCATTCAATCGGCAGAGAATATGTTATTAACGTTTACTAATATTGGCAAAGATGTATTTCCACAAACTACTCAAGCTGTACTGGATATGTCAACCGCAATGGGAACTGATTTAAAATCTACCGCTATCCAAGTTGGTAAAGCCTTACAAGACCCTGTACTTGGAGCAACTGCCTTGCAACGTGTTGGTGTACGATTAACTGAGAGCCAAAAAGATTTAATTAAATCATTAGTTGAAGTTGGTGATACGGCTGGCGCACAATCAATCATCTTAAAAGAATTACAAACCGAGTTTGGCGGTTCAGCAACGGCAGCTGGTAGTACATTTGCAGGACAATTAACAATCCTAAAAAATAGGCTTGGTAATGTTCAAGAGGGTATTGGTCAAGCAATTGCACAAGGCATTATGCCTTGGGTGACATCATCATTAAACTGGTTTGATAGCATAGGTGGAGTTAATGGTGCGATGGCAGCTCTTAATGGTACGGTTACAACTGCATCAAATACATTTATGACATATCTACCTGCTATATCAGGATTAGCAACTGCAATGGTAGCCTATAACACTATAGTTGGTGTAGCAGCTATATCACAAGGTGCTTTAAACGCCGTTATGGCGTTAAACCCTTATGTAGCTGGTACTGCCGCTATAATTGGTCTATCAGTGGCTTTTGCTACATTAGTTGCATCAAGTGATTTATCTAAGAGCGCAGCTGAAAGATTAACAACTGCAAAAGATAATCTTAAAATTGCAATGGATAATGTTACAGGAACTGCAATAACAGAACATCAAGCAAATCTAAATGCTATTATTGCAGAAGAAACCAAAGCTGCAGCTATTCAACACGCAACAGATATGCTTAATCAATACGGTAAGGATAGCCCTCAATATATTAAAGCTCAAGCAGAAGCTAATGTGGCTACCGACACAGCTACAACAAAACAGGGTTTGCTAAAAGACGCAATAAAAGCTAGCAAAGACGCAATAACAGAAGTTCCAAAAGTAGAAGCGGTAGTTAAGGAACTTAAAAAGATTGAAGATGCTGGTTATAACGGTGCTGCAGCATGGCGTAAACAAAACGAAGATTTTGGAGTGCTCAAAACTAATCTTAATAACTTTAACGGTAGCACTTTTAGCTATAACATAAGTGGTAAAAATACTGGTGATTCAATCCCACATAAAGCTGCTGGTGGAGCAGTTTCATCAAACACACCTTACTTCGTAGGTGATAACCCAGACGGTTCACTCAACAGCACATCAGAATTATTTGTGCCTCGTACATCTGGTACGATTGTTAATAGTAAAGATTTACAAGGTATGATTGGTGGCAGTAGTAAAGTGGTGAACAACAATATAAGCCTTAATTTATCAGGCATCATGACCGCCTCACCAGCTGACGAACGAGCCTTAGCTAAAAGATTAATTGACCGCCTAAACGAACAACTAAGAGCCAACGGCAAAACGGAGCTAGCAATATGATAGAATTAATTTTAACCGACAGCACGACAACTTTAACTTTGCCAATCCTAGAAGTTCCACTAACTGAAATACCAATTGAAAAATCAACCGACGTTGAGAATTTACTAGGCGATGTAAAGACTTACTTCGTGACTCAAAAACGACAATGGGTTCATACTTGGTCATACCTATCACAATCTAACTACGACGCTCTCAGGGCGTTCTACGATAGACAACTTACTTTGTTTGAATATCCACTACTAACAATTGATTACTACACAATCACAAACGTACCTGTTAGGATGACTATCAACCAAAAAGACATATACAATAATTGTGGTGGTGTTAAAGACGTTCAAGTAACATTTAGAGAGACGGCACAATTGCCGCAAGGTAGTTAATGCAACTAACTACTACAGAGTTTGACACACTGAGAGACGGTAATGTTACGCCTATTAGTTGGGCTTATCGTATGTCATTTGATAAAGCGTATGATGATAATGTTAGCTTTTTTACTTTAGATAGTTCTGTTTTAGATGGTATCGACGTACTCGCACCAGATAATAACGACCCGATACAACAGTGGGATAAATACACTTATGCGCCTTATACAGACAGAGTAATATATATGGAGTGGTCGCGTGAACTAGAGTTTCCATTTTCAGTATCGTCAGCAATGGCAGATATACAACTCGAAAACACCGACAATTACTTTACGCCAAACTCAGGTTCACTAATTGACCAGTACATCTTACCAAAGCGACCTATTAGATTACTAGCAGGCTTTAACGGCCTTAACATACCGCAATTTGTTGGGATAACCGAGAAGTCACCAGTGATTGAAGATCATAAAACTGCGACCTTTCACGCTCTTGATTTCTTGTCTGAACTTTACACTATGCCTATTACCGAGACAATCTCAATGCAGGACGCTACAACTGATGAGGTATTAGTTGAGATATTTACGCAATTTGGTATGTTACCGTCACAATATACGCTTGATACTGGAATAAATGTCATACCTTTCGTATTTTTCGACCCAGATACTAACGCTGGTGGCATATTTAGAGACCTCATGGAAGCTGAAATGGGTAACTTATGGCTTGATGAGACTGGACAGATTAGATTTAACAACCGTTATAACACTGTTAATGCCGCCGTTTATACTTTTGACAAGACAAATGTACTAGATATTAGAGGTAATGGCGATACTAACATTATAAACGCGGTAAAGATTAACGCTGATATACGTGAGTTGCAAGTTTTTCAACCTGTTTATACACTGACAACAGGCGGTACAGCGTTTATAATCGAGCCTAATAGTTCAAAAGTATTCAATATAAGTTTAACTGACCCTTGCACAACTGTCACCACGCCAACTTTAGGGCTTTCGTCAGTCACTTCGTGGTTTACAGCTTTAAAGACATCAGATAGTACTGCCTCAACTGCAACAATCACAGGCGTATCACTCAAGACTAACTCCTACACAATATTCTTCTCTAACCCTAACGTTTTTCAAGTTACAATTGACGCAATGGAAGTATGGGGAACACCTGCTAAAGTTATTGATAAAGGTATAAGGTATAAAGAAATTAATCAACCAAGTATTGATAAGTATGGCGAGCAAGTACTTGTCATAGACAATAATTTTATTCAGTCGACTAGTCAATGTGATTCTTTAGCTATACCTATATTGCAATCATATAGTATATACGCTGGACAACTAGAATTAGAAGTCCACGTCAACCCTGCCTTGCAGCTTAATGACATACTTTATATAGACGTTGATGATTATGTAGGTGAGTATAGATTAATTAGAATACAAAACAGATTAGGCGATAATAATTTTACGCAAAAACTAACGGTCGTTGATACGGAAATATTTAACTTCTTCCAATTGGATAGTTCATTATTAGACGGCCCAGATGTGTTAGGTATTTAAGGGGGAACATGGCAGAAATATATTCAACAGGGCAACAATCAGTCAACGCAATTGGTGGTGGACTTAGATTCGAACAAGATAATAACCGAATAATAGGGCGTGATGAGAATAACATTCCTAACTTAATCATTGTAAGCAATCCTGGTGAAGTACCATTAATTGAAATAGCTAAAGTTGGTTTTGATGTTTTAACTACGACTGATGATAATAAAATAATGACTTCTAAATATCCTAACTTGTTTTGCTACAGTGGACCTGAAACTGTTGTAGTTAATTATACGGCTAGTAGTGGCTCGGCAACGGCTAATATGGCAACGTTGATACCGTTTACAGACGTACCATCAACGCCTAGCGTAAGGGCTAATTTAATACACGTAGATGACGGCTGGGCTGGTAACATACGCTATGCAGTGCCTTATACAGAATACACATCAGCTGGAGCAGTAATATTTTATGCTTTACCTTTTATTGCAGCAGGTCCTACATATTGGGCTGTCGGTGTAAAAGTTATAATCCCAACCACATCATCATATTATGCTGGCAATCATAAATTTGAGTTCGTAACTAGGGCGACAAACATATGATTTAAAGCCTAGACCAACATTAAACCTAATTGTTATACTAATAAAAGGAGAACACAATGAGAGTAGAACCAATATTAAACAAACCAGCACTATACTCGCCAATACCAAGCGACGTAATTGACGTCATGGCAATGCGAGACGGATATAGGTACAAAGATATTTATTCACGTGCCTTAATATCTAACGCCAAAACTAAAATGTACAGGTACGCTAAAAACTATGTTTGTGATGACCTTGATTATTCTTTGATTATCGCAACACATGAAAGCGACACTAATAAGATTGAACTTTATCTCGATAACGTTGCGAAAGATGTCACACACGAACAAGTTATAAACTTTAACGACCAAGGTTCTTTCAAATACCTTGAGACACTTTATAAGGAAATAATCTAATGGCTTTACCTAACCCATCAATGGTTTTTACGCCTTTCGACCAATTACCAGCGTCTGATTTAAATAAGATTGTTTCTAATGTTGAGGCTTTAGCGGCTGGAACTGGACTTAATGATGGGGTAGTAACAAATGATAAAATTGGATTGACAACATATACAGATGCAAATGGCTGGTTAGTTTTTAACTATGGTGGTTATAACATATGGAGAAAAACTGTAACTAATGCTGGCCTAGCAGCGTTTGGTGTAATTGGCGGCAGTAATTGGTCACAAGCAGTTGCTATTTTATCATTGCCAGTTGGTGTAACAAATTGGTCAAAACTTGGTCAAAATTGTCACGTAGATAGACTTAACGCAACTGGGTCAGACTATTTGTATCTTCTTAATGTAGGTATAGCTATAGAAGCAGGTGGAACAGGCACGAAGCCAGTTATTGCAAAAAACCCAACAGCCTCAACAATAACTAATACAAATCTTAATATAGCGGTTCATATAGAAGTATGGCTAAAATAGTATGACAACAAAATACAAAGTCAGATTATGATTATGGACGATAATATCGAAACCCCAACAACAATCAAAGAAGTAGGTATCCACGTAGCCTATATGCGTAGAGACATTTGTGAGGTCAAAGATATTATCAAATCTTTACCAACAGCTTTTGTACCTATAAAAGAGCATCAAGAACTTACTCATAGAGTTGAAAACATTGAAAGTTATAACGACAAGATTAAAAATAGAATAGTAGCCTTTACAGTAATTGGTATAGTCTTAATGGTTTTAGCTCAATACGGTTTAGATAAATATTTTAGTTAAGGAGGCATATGTTTAAGCAAAAAATAACTCCAAATCCAAATGTGATATACAGTCACTATGACAATTCTACTAACAAATCATATATGGTGAATTGTTGGCCAGGATGGTGTTTAGAATTTGTTAGTAAATCTTTTGGGGCTAAGCCTGTATATAGAACTGCTATCGATTCGTTTAACGCAAGTCCATATAAACATACTAATTACCTATTTCCGCCTAACTGCGATGTGCCTGTTTGGTTTACCCTCGCATATGAGCCAGCTGGACACGTAGCATTGCGTATGAGCGACGGTAGCGTATATTCTGCAAGTGCATCAAACTCAAACACGGCAGTCCATCACAGCTCATTAGACGCTCTTATTAAGTATTATTCGCAAGCTAACCCATTAACATTTTTAGGTTGGACTGAGGACGTAGAGGGAACTAAAGTAATAGAGGAGAAATCAATGGTAGAAGACACGACGTATGATTATGACATACTATCACAAACATTTAAAAACATGACTGGTAGGTCACTGTCAAAGAGTGAGTTTAAATATCAAATCGGTAGAAGCTGGCAAGATGTTCTAGTCACTTTTTACAGTGGTAACGAGGCTGCTGTTTGGTTTAATAAGGCAGCAAACTCAAACAAAGAAGCAAAAAAATTAACTAACGGCTTATATATAGTCGGATAAATAAGGAGATAACATGCTTTACACAATAATTTTAATTTTGGTCATTCTTTGGCTACTAGGATTTGCATTCAGCATTGGTAATGGTCTAATTCACATTTTAATTGTGATTGCCTTAGTAATATTTGTAGTCGACTTAATTAATAAAAGACGCTAAATAGTATTGAAAAAATAGAATAGGAGTCTATAATGGAAAATATGAAAAGTTTTGGCCATATTTTATTGAACGTTTTAGTCACATTTGGTCAAGCAGGTTTTGCAGCTTGGGCGATGACAAACTTTAGCCTAGATAAGGCTGTAATCGGTGGTGTAATCGGTGCAGCATTATCAGTTGTATTTAATACAATAGTTAAGCCATTCTTAATTAGCAACGGCTATCTAAAGGGCTGACGATGGTCAGTAAACAAGAAGATGAGGCTACATGGGAACGTGTGGCCTCTTTTTGTAGTTCGATACGAAGTTCTGACGATACTATAGAAAAATGGGTAAAACTAAGAGAGAGGGAGACGATGGAACAATATAAACAACAGCAAGAAGAAGTTTATGCCCCAGAGGCAGAAATATCACAGTTATCAAATGACGAATTTAGTGAGTTTGTCGATGATGTAGCACAAGACGATGAACTTTATAGTTCTTATTACGACATGATTGAACATGAAATAGAAAGGCGAGAGGGTTTATTAAGATGAGTGAAAAACTAACAAATACCGAGCGTGTCCATCACAATACGATTGATACGCTAGATACTGAAACGTTTCTAGCGTTCTATTCCGAAAATGAAGATAAATGTAACGCCGAAGGATATGTCACAGACTATGATTTAATGATGGAGCAAGAATATACAGACCGTTTAGAAGATATTGTTGAATATTACATTAGCCTTGAGGAATAAGCCGTGGCAAAGCATGGTAAAAGACGTAGAAAGCCAACTCACTACGACACGTTCTCGTGCCTCCCAGCAGCCCCAAAAGATAAATATGGCATAAGTCTAGCATTTGAGGAGCTAGACCTGCCAGAGACTCATTTAGAGGGCAAATACTATAATGAAACGAACCACCATTATGCCTTTACCAAATCAACAATGAGTTCGCTAGCAATTTATACAACATTCCGTAACCTTGATGCTATTCAAGCACAACAACCAGCCGATGTTCACGACTACTTTCATCGTAAGTACGGTCCACCAGAATTATTAAAACCTGTTCAAGCCCTAGACGAGATAATGAGGCAATATGCGATAGGCGGACTGATACGAATAGGTAGTGCTAGACACCCTGAATATAAAGAGATACAAGAAAGTAAAATTATACAGCTGAAGCAAGAGTATAACGCAATTTCACATATGCTATAATATCGGTAAGAGATAAAAATATCTCCCATAACCGCAAAGTCATATAGATAGGAGAATCATATATGTCATTAGATGTTCACGATAAGATTGTGGAACAATTAGAACCAATATGCGAAAAATTAGGTTGGAATAGTCTGTATCTAGACGAATACACTATGGCAGCGGCTGTTAAGGCTTCTGTTATATTCCAAGCAACAGGATACGATTATGGTGATAGAATCCCCAATGTATATAAATTACAGGATACAATAAATGAGCTATTTATAGTTATAGGCAAAGACATCATAAAAAACCTTGGTGATGTCTACGATAACTCACAGTGGTCTACTGGAATGTTTACAGCTTATGCAATATTTAACTACGACGCAGAACAGTGGGACTTTGAAATAAAGTTTGACTTGATAGAATTTTCAGAGCATAGAATAAAAGAATAATAATATAATCACTTTGCGGTGATGTAAATGATATAATTACTTTGCCCGAATGAGCAGTAGATAAAACAAGAAGCCACAGTACTTGCTGTGGCGTTTTATTTGTTTAGACTAGTACTTATTCAAATTCGTAGCTAAAACTCAACAGGCGATGAGTTAGACACTAATTAGCAGCATTTCTAAGCTTCTCCTGTTGTTTGATTTGGTAAATAGTTGCATGTTTGTTACTTATCGCTCTAATTATCTTTTTACCTTCTTCATCGTGTTTGCGCTGGCGATCAAGTGACCATTTACGATCTTCGCTGTTTCTATGCTCCTCGAATGTGTACTTCTTTTTAGGCTTATTATATTTATTGTATTCTTCGTCAGTCATGTGATTATTATAACTTAGTTACTATTTTTTGGTACTATAAATTATCCCTTCTTTTTAACTGTAGAACAGCGGGGAGTAAATATTTAAGCTATACCTGATTAGGTTGCTTAGTTAGTTACATCAGACAATGCTTTTATTATTAACTCCCCTTTTATTGGTTGTTATTAATTATATTATCTTATTAAAGGCATGTGAGAGACGATAGATTTTATTATTATATTTCTATATTAAATGATGCTTGTTTGTTAAATCTATCATAATCGAATGTTGGGTCATGTTCAGCTAGTATATCTGCGATATTAGCAGTTAACCACTCTAATGTACGAGTAGCACTAAGATTAAAATCATCAATACTACCAAAATTTAAAGACATTTCTTCACTAACTGTTTCATCTTCGTAGGCTTTAGTAATTAAACCAACTCTTTTTATCTCGTAAGCTATATCTTCTATGACACTCTTGCTTATATGTTTAGCCATATGTGTTCTCCTTTGAGATTATGCTCTATCGTCTCTCAACTACCTTTAATTGATGCAAATTATTAATGTACGCTGTGTTTTACTTTCATCAGTATAAAGCAAGCTTTACGATAGCCTAAAACGTTGAGTCTATTTTGTAAACTGTTTTAAAGTTACGTTTACTGGCATAGATCAGCGACTCCCCATAACTATTGCATAAGATTATTAAGTACGTTATAATTAAGATACTTTAATACGTTAATCGAAGAAGCCTCGCAAGAGGTTTTTTTCTTAACTACTTATACTACTGATTTAAGTACTTTAATACGTCAATCAGTTAGCTATAATTATAAGCTTTACTAACATTATTTGCAACAAGAAAAATCCCAAATAAAAATAACGCCTTGTAGTGTAACTGTGTGGAGTGGAGGGTAATCAACACAAATACGGCGTTATTATTACTAGTTAAATTAACTATATAGGGGGTATAAGGTGCTTATAATTAAACAATACCATTACTGATAATACTTATTTATAATACCCTCAATATAACATAGGTTTAATTAAAATGGTATAGGTTACTTATCACTACATGTACCTCCCATTATAGGGGGATATATCAAAATAACAGTAGTAATTACATAGGGGATAAACAAAAAGAAACTCTTTCGAGTCTCAATCTGTGATAGTTAGCCTAGTAGAAAAGTGAATTGACTAAAGCCCGTAGGCGAGAGTAAAAAACTAACCATCTATCTGTATTATACTAAAACTATATTAAAGTTACAATTAGTATTGATTTTAGCGTAAGCGTGTGGTAAGATAGACACATAAACCAAAGTAGAAAAGAGGATTATATGACAATAACTATTAAACAAATTAAGAGCGAGTACTATTTAGGTACAGTTAATGGAATAGATTACACAATCTATCCGCAGGTATAATATGGAAGATATTACCAAAGAACTTAGTAAAATACTTGTAAAAAGTTTAGTCACTCAAGCTATGTTATCTTTTGCAATAGCAAGGTTAGAAAGTACTAATACAGAGACAGATGCAATTGCTGAAGAATATACCAATAAAATATTAGAGGAATTAAAATAATGAATATCAGATTATTAAAAGAGAATGAAATTGAAGTACGTATTGGTACTATAAACGAGAAAGGTGCTACATTACTTTTGTATAAAGACGCTCGTGTTGATATGAATATACTTGATGAGTCTGAACTAAAATGGAAAAGAAGTCACGAACTTATAAACGGTAATCTGTTTTGCACTATCTCAATATGGGATGATGAGATTAAAGAATGGATAAGCCGACAAGATGTTGGTGTAGAGAGTCAAGCTGAAAAAGAAAAAGGTCAAGCCTCGGACGCTTTCAAACGTGCAGGGTTTAATTTTGGCATAGGGCGTGAGCTTTATACAGCCCCATTTACTTGGATTAGTGCTGATAAGTATAGCTCATATAAGAACCCTAAAACTGGTAAATTAGGCACATATGATAAATTCAGTGTTACTAAAATTGGATATAATGAGAATAAAGAGATTAACGAGTTAGAGATAATTAACTTAAAGAGCGGCAATATAGTTTTCGCGCTAGGCAAATATATTGCGCCAGAGCCAAAGAAACCTACCGTAAAAGCTTATAAGCCAGCACAGAACGACGTAGACACTATTAAGAGACTTGGTAAAGAATTAGGCTATGAAGATCGTATTGTAAACGCTAAAATTGATACTATAACTGATGGCCAACAAGCAATAGATATGATAGCAAAATTAACTGAACTAGTGTTCAATAAGGATATGTAATAATGGCTAACTTATACGAAATAAAAGAACAACTATTAAACTGTATAGACCAAGAGACAGGCGAAATAATCGACACTGACAAGTTTGACGAATTGCAAATGGAACGTGACCAGAAGCTTGAGAGCGTGGCATTGTGGTATAAAAACCTGTTATCGGAAGCTGACCAGTACAAGAATGAAAAAGATGCGTTTGCATTAAAAGAAAAGCAAGCTAAGACTAAAGCCGAAAGTTTAAAGAATTATCTTGATACTTCATTACATGGCAGTAAATTTGGAACGATTAAAGTAAATATTACTTACCGTAAAAGTACCAGCGTCGAAGTAATAGATATGGATACGTTGCCAGATGAGTATAAAAAATCTGTTACTACTGTTACAGCCGACAAGGTTAGCCTTGGTAAAGCACTAAAAGTTGGCGAAATTATTGACGGTGTCATGCTAATTGAAAATCAGAATATACAGATTAAATAAAATTAAAGAACAGTTAAGTTAGGAGATTGTAATGGAAACATTTTATCAAACAATACAGATAGTTTTTGGAATATTATTACCAATAATTATAGTTATTAGTGCAATTTGCGTAGTGATTATAGCAAAATCTATACCATCTTTATTAGAAATTAAACTTGAGGAGCTAAAAAAGAAGCCACCTTATGACAATGTAGAGATCGAAACCCACGTAATAGATAATTGTATATCAGTTAGATTTATTAAAAACGATACTGTAATTTGGCAAGATAATAATGTAAAAGTTGGCGGTGACACAAACTAAAAAACAACTAACAGCTAAGTTAGATAAACTATGTATAGACAAATAACTAATAACGATCCTATGAAGTCAGCCGAATGCCCTAAGTGCCATTCTAAAAGATTGATGTTAAAAAGTGGAAAACTAACCTGTACTAATTGCGACCATGTGATTGGAAAAACATTTAACAAATACGGAGCTAAAAAAAGCACATATAACGGCTATAACTATGATAGTAAATTTGAAAGCCAAGTAGCTCAAGATTTAGACTTAAGATTAAAAGCAGGCAATATAAAAGATGTTCAAAAGCAAGTAAAAATTGACTTGCAGGCGTATGGCAAACACATAACTAATTACTTTATAGATTTTATTATTACCCATAATGACGGTCATTTAGAATACTATGAGGCAAAAGGTTATGAAACAGATGTTTGGAAAATGAAGTGGAAAATGTTAGAAGCTAAAGTGAACCAAGAGAGTAGTATAGACACATTAACAGTGGTAAAGCAAAAATCTTATCGCAATTTTAGCAAATAGTATTGACTATCGCTTACGCTTATGCTAGTATAGAGACAGATCAACAAATAGTAGAAAAGAAATTGATCGACCAAAGCGAAGATAAAATAGTGCAGAGCGAATCACTAACACAATAAGCTCAATCGCAACGGTTTAACATTAACAATTAAACGTAGTAGTGCTGGTAGTAAATGAATCAGCTGGATAGATATTGCGATTTGAAAGCTAACTGATGGGGCAATCGTCGGGCTTGCTACTAGCACCATACGCTTAATAAACTAACCTATAAGGAGTAACAATATGAGATACGGATATAAAGTTATTTACGAGACTAATGATAATTATAGGACCAAGATTATAAAAACTAAAAAGGCTGTAAAAGACTGGACGATAGCCGTTAAAGAACTCGGTGGAAGCATATTGACTGTTAAAAAAGTGATAATAGAACTATGAATATACCATCAAAATATGACCAAGATATGGATATGCTACTAACAGCTAATAGTTATCGTGATAAAAATAGGCGTGAATATGTTAAAGTGGTTGCAAAATGTAGCTGTGGTCGTGGTGGATGGAATATCCATCTACAGCAAATGGTTATATCAGACGATTCCATAAAATATCTAGGAGAACATTTAAATGACTAGCTTAAAAGGTATACCAGTAGAAAATATAAATATTGGTACTGTTAAACTAAAACGATATCCTAATGGTCATGTATTTTGGTATAAGAATTGACAGAACACTATATAAAACTATTAAAAGAGTGTTAGAAACGGAGTTGTAATGAGTTATAACATAATAGAAAATCTATCAAAGAAAATAGCATTGATGAACGTAATATCATACTGTGAAATTGAAATAACTAAATTAGAAGCCGAGGCCAGAATGGAGGAATCTAAAGATGATAAAACAACTTGAAGATATGGAAGATAGAAATGATAACAGCGGATTATATGAAACAGGTATTGATGATAATGGTTGCTTTGATGAGGCACAATCTCAGGCTGAACTAGATGAGTGGATAAATACACCAGAAGCTCAGTTATCTAGCTTTACCACTCAACAACTAAACCATGAAATATACAGGCGTTTGCTTGAGCCATACGACCAATCACTAAAAGATATGCGATTTATACTTGATAGTATTATTGCAGGTCAGTCAAAGCCGTTTTAATTATGGCTAGACCTAAACAAAACAACGCTAATATAGCCCACCTACGAGAACTTTATAACATAATGGGTAATGTAGTGGATTACTTGCCTATCGTGGCTTACACGATGCGTGAGTGTGGTTGTACGTACTCTGAAATAGCAGAAGTGTTTGACATTAAACGACAACAAGCAGAATATTTTGTTAATAATATAAGAAAGGCGTTAGGGCAGTTATGACAGCAGACACAAACACAGACACAATAATGGGTTTTATACTCGGAGTATTACTTACTTTGATAGTGGTATTAGCATGAAGTTACTATCAATTTTAGGCTGGGCAGCATTGATGACAGTAACAATAGGCGTAGCATTTATAGCATTTTTTTATATATTTGTAGAGCTAATTGTTTTTATTATTTAAAGGGGGATTATGAAAATACCAATATTTGTATGGAGCGAACTGAAAGATTTTAGTGCAGTTTATTGTACAGACCATACCGCAGAGATTAGGAACTCAGGAGGCAAAACTTACATCGTTACGGTAATTAACAAACCTAATAACTCACTAGAGGAGACTTAAATAATGCAATATAAAGTTTTGCGTCCACTCATTAACGCCCCAGTAGGAACGATACTAAAATTTAGTGGTAAAGGTTCACTATATAATTGTGTACAAGGACATATTATTATTGATAGTAAAATACAAGATGCTATCAACCAACATTTCATCGAACCCTACACCCCAGAGCCTAAGCATTGGCGAGCAGAAGTTGGTAACCCATATTATTGGATTGATAGTCATAAAGTAATTATTTACACGATAGATAATAATACCGTACACGACTCACTTAGATATGACCAAAACAATTATTACCGTACTGAAGCCACTGCTGAGCTAGTAGCTAAAGCCCAAAAGCTAATGTTTGAATGGTTGCATGATACAGAATCTAGTAAAATTAAGCATGTTACCGTTTGTGGACTGACACTTAACCTATTAGAAGCTATGGACGAAGCTAGAAAAGCAGTTTTACGGGACGATAAGGAGTAAGTTGTGAACACACCATTAAGTAATGACCAAGAAATTAGTAAAGAATTAACGAATTTTATTTATGCACATTTACCTATGGATTTATGGAATGAAGCACGGAAACTTGTTATGCAAAACCAAGCACTACGAGAGATTGAAGCTAGGATAGAAGAAATTAAATATTTATATGATGACCAAAAAATACGTGGTTATATCGCACTAAATTCAGATGATGCTAATCGTCGCATTTCAGAGTTACAATCTCAAAAAGCTAAGTTAGAGGAGAAGTAAATGAGTAAATATAAAACTCAATGGGGATTATATTATATAGGCAAAGCTAGGGATTTTGGGTTTAGTTTATTCTTTGACACTTTTAGTGAAGCTGTAGAATACAAAAATTGTAAAGCTCCTTGGACTGGCTCATGCTTTATAGTTGAACAAACTTATGAATTGGAGGATTAATAAATGATAATACCAACTAAACTTATAAAAGCAGAATGGCCACCCGATGCTGGCTTGAAACCAGGCAACAAAAGGTTTGACGAACTATTTGAGAGTATTAAACAAAATGGCATACTTGAGCCACTAACTATAAATCTTAAATGGGTAGCTATTGACGGTAATCACCGATTGGCAGCTGCACGGCTATTAGGTATAGAACAAGTTGATGTTCAAATATGGACAGGAACGGAGATGTTACTGTAATGGATAAAGAACTAGATAAATTAGTCACAGAAATAATGCAAAGTGGTTTTGACAGTGCTATATATGGCTCACCATTTGAGACTGATGAGGAAAACGAAAAACAAAGGAATTATTGGTACGATACTTACCATGAACAAGCCAAGCAACAACTAATCACTCTAATATCAAAGACTGTTAATGAAGTCATAGACACTACACCTGGGTATATTATTGATGGTCATGTGCATATAAAACTGACAGATTTGAAAGATACCATATCAGAACTATTAAATAAGAAAGAAGAAAAATAATGGACATAGAACTAATACATAATGATGAAATGGTATGCCCTTACTGTAAAACTGAACAATCAGATTCATGGGAATATCTAATGAATAATAACGAAGATGGCACTGCTGAATGCGGTAATTGTGATAAAGAGTTTAATTGGCATGCTGACCATACTACTACTTATGACACATCCAAACTAGCCGACGAAGGCATAATAACGAAAGGTAATAAATAATGTGCGAACATCTAATATTATTTAATGAAACAGATATTAAGCGCATGAAAGAGCAATCGGACGCTGAACGACCTTATGAGAGCGATCCTGTGATGCTTGAAGAGTATCTACTAGCCGTTAAAAACGGTGAAGTACAATACGACCAACAGTTTGTGGATTATTTAGACGGCTGGTCACCTGACCCTCGTGATTAGGCTTGACATTAGCGTAAGCGTTCGGTATAATTAGAGTATCAATAACTAGTAGAAAAGGAATTGAATATGGAAACTATAACATTAACCACAGACAAGTACGAATCAATAGCAGAAGACGATCAAATTGAAGTAACTTTAAACAATATAGACTTTGAAGAGATTGTACCTCAATTTAAAGCCGAAGAAATGATACGAGCAATATCAGACCACTATGATTTCTCAACTATATTTGACATTGTCATGATAATGAAAGATGAAGATGATGAGTAAAAAATTAGAAGTAAAAATCAAGATTGTACATTGGATAAATGGTTCAGTTTTGTGGGAATCTAATAAGGATACTATTAAAGAAGCTATCCAAGATGCATACCTCCAAGGTGCAGACCTCCGAGGTGCAAACCTCCGAGATGCATACCTCCGAGATGCAAACCTCCGAGATGCAAACCTCCGAGATGCAAACCTCCGAGGTGCAAACCTCCAAGGTGCAAACCTCCAAGGTGCATACCTCCAAGATGCAAACCTCCGAGGTGCAGACCTCCGAGATGCAAACCTCCAAGGTGCAAA